AAAGGCAATTAATTTAATCTTAACTACAGACGAAGACAGTGTAATTGATTACATTGATGAAGTAAAAAATGAGTTTTTTGCTCTTTCACCAGAAGAAATAGCATTTCCACGTGGAATCAGAGGTCTAACTAAATATGGTGATAAAACTAAAGTTTATGCAAGCGGAACACCGATTGCTACAAAGGGCGCACTAATCTATAACCACCTTATTAATAGAAGCAAGTTGTCTAAAAAATATAAATTAATTAGAGAAAATGACAAGGCAAAGTTTGTTTATTTGAAGATTCCTAATCCATCTAAAGAACGAGTGATCACATTCCCTAATGGATTACCTAAAGAGTTAGGTCTATTAGAATATGTTGACTATGAAATGCAGTTTGACCGCAGTTTTTTAAAGCCTTTAGAGATGATATTGACCACCATAGGGTGGAACAATGAGAGAAAGGCTAATCTAGAAGACTTGTTTGTATAATGCCCCTATGGTATAATAAACAAAATGGAGAACATTGACAATGGCTAACGACTTTTTAGAATCAATTATTAAAGACTCTGGTAACGAGTATGCAGGTATTGTATCTGACGGTGTTGAAGGGAGCGATGTAACTGGATTTGTCGATACAGGCAGTCTGTCGCTAAATGCACTTTTATCAGGTAGCATATTTAATGGTATGCCAGACAACAAAATCATTGCATTAGCAGGTGAATCTGCAACAGGTAAGACCTATTTTGCTATTGATATGTGCAAGACGTTTTTAAACGACAACCCAGATGGTATTGTTCTTTATTTTGACTCCGAGCAAGCGATTACTTCACAGATGATAACTGAGAGAGGTATGGACCCGAAACGAGTAGCAATATTCCCAGTAGCAACTGTTGAAGACTTCAGATTCCAGTGCATAAAGATTGTGGACAAGGTTCTTGCTCAGAACGAAAAAGACCGAAAACCGATGGTAATTGTGTTGGATTCACTAGGTATGCTGTCAACAAATAAAGAAATGACAGACACCGCAGATGGTAAAGACACAAGAGATATGACACGTGCCCAGATGGTTAAGTCCACATTTCGTGTTCTCACCTTAAAGTTAGGTAAAGCACACATTCCTCTGATTATGACCAACCACACATACGATGCTGTCGGTTCTTATGTACCAATGAAGGTGATGGGTGGTGGTTCTGGTTTGAAATACGCTGCCTCTACAATACTGTACCTCTCTAAAAAGAAAATAAAAGATGGTACTGAAATTGTGGGTAACATTATTAAATGCAAATTGTTTAAGAGCAGACTAACAAAAGAAAACAAGCAAGTTGAGGTAGAACTTAACTATGAAACTGGGTTAAATAAATATTACGGTTTAGTAGAACTTGCGGTAAGACATGATATATTCAAAAAGGTGTCTACTAGAATTGAACTACCAGATGGTAGAAAAGTTTATGAAAAGAACATTAATGATGACCCTGAAAGATATTACACAGATGAAATTTTACAGCAGTTAGATGAGGCTGCAGGTATAGAATTTAAATATGGTAGTGCAACAACAATAGAGGCAACAAAAGAAATAGAAGATGAAGCAACAACAGAAGACCCCTCCTAAATATGTCTATGCTGATAACCCAAATAACACAATGGGTGCGGTTAGAATTACAAGCGGAAGTTTTAGTGGTTTAACCTATCAGTATGGTGTAGTAAGTTTTTCAGAAGGCGAAGAAGATAAATGTTCGGTAAACTTTACATATGAAATTATTGATAATGATAAACGATTACCAGAAAATAAAAATATGAAAGATATTATGGGTTTGATTTTAGTTGACCTTTTAAACGAGAATTATAAAGATGGAAATGACAACAGAACGATTGATATTGAGCAACTTGATTCATGATGATGAGTTTCTCAGAAAAGCAATCCCTTTCATAAAAGAAGACTATTTTAGTGATAGAGTTGAACGAAAAGTGTTCAACGCTATTTCAGGTTTTGTACAAAAATACAACAACCCGCCTGCAAAAGATGCGTTACAGGTTTGTATTAACGACATTAGCGATTTTACAGAGTCTGAATATAAAGAGGCAAAAGAAATTATCAATCAAATCTCTGAAGAATCAGAAAATGTTGATAGTCAGTGGTTAATTGATACTACTGAAAAATTTTGCAAAGACCGTTCCATTTATAACGCAATCTTGGAATCAATACAAATTATTGATGGGAAATCTGAACAAAGTAAAAATCATCTGCCTGCTCTGCTACAAGAAGCACTGTCTGTGTCTTTTAATGTACAAATTGGTCATGACTATATTGAAGATGCCGAAGATAGGTATGATTTTTACCACAAGAAAGAAGATAAAATCCCATTTGATTTGGACTTTTTAAATAAAGTTACTAACAATGGTACTCCTCAAAAAACGCTGAACGTCATACTTGCAGGAACAGGTGTTGGTAAGTCACTATTCATGTGTCACCATGCGGCAAACTGTTTAACTCAAAACAAGAATGTTTTATACATTACGTGTGAGATGGCAGAAGAAAGAATTGCAGAACGAATTGATGCTAACTTAATGGACATCACTATGGATGAATTAAGAGAACTTCCAAAAGAAATGTACGCAAAGAAGATATCAACAGCAACAAAAAAGATTGATGGTAAACTAATCATCAAGGAATATCCAACTGCAACAGCAAATATAAACCATTTTAGAGCGTTATTGGAAGAACTTAGTTTAAAGAAGAAATTTGTACCAGACATCATATTTGTTGATTATTTAAATATCTGTGCGGCAGCAAGATTTAAAAATGGTGCAAATGTAAACTCCTATATGTACATAAAGGCAATAGCGGAAGAATTGCGAGGTCTTGCAGTAGAAAATAACGTACCCATATTTACAGCAACTCAGACAAACAGAGGTGGTTTTGCAAATACAGATGTCGGTCTTGAAGATACCTCTGAATCATTTGGTTTACCCGCAACTGCTGATTTTATGTTTGCGGTCATTGCCACCGAAGAACTGGATGAGATGAACCAAGTTTTGATAAAACAACTAAAAAATAGATATAATGATACTGCTATAAATAGAAAATTTGTGGTAGGGATAAACAGGTCTAAAATGAAATTATATGATGTATCCAAGAGTGAACAAGAAGATTTAGTATGTTCTGGACAATCTACATATAGTAGAGATGATTTGGATGATAAATTTAAAAAGTCACAGGCTGCTAAGGTCGGTGAACCGTTTTCTGATTGGAATATTTAGGTGAGCCTGCTAAATGACAAAACTTTTATAAATCGGATATCCTCTACCCTTAGAAATTTTAAGTGGAAGAAAGAAAATCTTGCACAGTGTAGTTGTCCTATCTGTGGTGACAGCAAAAAAGATGTTCGTAAGGCTAGAGGATATTTTTATGTAAGACACGGTAGTTTTTGGTATAAATGTCATAACTGCGGTTATTGGTCTAATGTTTACAAGTTTTTAACCAAAACTTCACCAGACCTTTGCAAAGAGTATTGTTTAGAGTCTTTTAAAGATAATGGTAAGTTAGTTAATAATAAAGAAGAGAAAAAAGAGGTTTCAGGGGAAGATATGATAGGGTTATTCAATAAAAAACCAAAAGTAAGAGATGGATATAAAGTTCTTGATGATATTAAGTGTCTAACTGAGTTACCGAGTTCTCATGTTGCTGTTCAGTTTGCAAACATGAGGTCAATACCAAAAGAACATTGGAATCTTCTGTACTATACGGACGATTTTGGTAGTTTTTCGAAAAGACTAGACCCAACCACAAATTATAGAGAAAAAGAAGGTAGACTGGTTATTCCTTTCTTCAATAAACAAGGTGATGTTGTTGCGGCACAAGGCAGGTCATTAACTATGTCAGATGAAGTAAATGCAAGGAATACTATTAAATATTTGACTGTTAAAGCAGACAGTAGTGTTGACAGGTTATTTTATGGTCTGTGGAGATGTAATCCTGAAAAAAGAGTTTACATTGTTGAAGGCCCTATAGACAGTCTTTTTATTAAAAATGCGGTTGCAATGGTTGGTGCCAGTTCAATAAATAAACTTCCCGAAAAACTTAGGGGAATGGACGTGGTGTTTATTTTAGACAACGAACCAAGAAATTCTCAAATTGTTAAGTTCAATGAAGAATTGATTAAACAGGGAAGACAAGTTTGTATTTGGCCTGATTCTATTAAAGAGAAAGATATTAATGACATGTCATATAGAATATCAACCAGAAAGATTCAGAAAATTATCGATGAAAACACATTTTGTGGACTAGAAGCAACCGCAAGGTTAAAGGAGTGGAAAAAAGTATGAATAGAACTAGCAATGTTAAATTAGAATACCTTTGGTTAGACGGTTATGATACACCAAACATAAGAAGCAAAACAAAATATACCTATATCGAGAGTAGTCCAGACAAAAGTAACATCACCTTAGATGAAATTCCTGAGTGGGGTTTTGATGGTTCTAGTACAGAGCAGGCTGTAGGTAACGACAGCGATTGTATACTGAAACCAGTTGCAATATTTAATAACACAGCAGATACTCTTACCTCAACCAACTCTTATTTGGTGTTATGTGAGGTCATGAACTCTGATGGTACACCACACAAGTCAAATACACGTGCTAAACTCCGTGAACTGGAAGAAGAATTCGGTGACCAAGATTTCTGGTTTGGTATTGAACAAGAATACACAGTTATGAATACCAAAACAGGAAGACCACTTGGTTGGCCTGAATCTGAATCCGAATATCCACCGCCTCAGGGTAGATACTACTGTGGTGTAGGTGATGATGTTGTAAAGATGCGACAAATGGTTCACGAGCATGCGATGGTATGCAATATGGCTGGTGTTCCACTTGGTGGTACTAATGCAGAGGTTATGCTAGCACAGTGGGAATATCAAGTGGGTACTGCAGGAATCCTAGACATATGTGACTACCTATGGGCGTCAAGGTACATGCTTGAAATTTGTGCTGAAAACCATGATGTGTCTATTAGTCTTGACCCAAAACTTGTACAGGGTGACTGGAACGGTTCTGGTGCACACATTAACTTCTCTACAAAGTTTATGAGGGAAAGTGACGACGTTAAACAGCATAACGAACTTAAGAAGATTTATGTCAACTCAATCTTAAAGGCCCTAGAAGAGTCGCATGATGAACACATTGAAAATTACGGTATTGGTAATGAAAATAGATTAACTGGTACTCACGAAACTCAACATATTAGCAAGTTTAGTTATGGTAAATCAGACCGTGGTGCTTCTATTAGAATTCCAATAAAAGACGGATATCTTGAAGATAGACGACCTGCATCAAATATGGACCCCTATCGTGCAATCGCTAAACTAGTAGAAACAGTAGGAAAATGTAATCCAGTA